TGGGAAGGGAAGAGACAAGGCCACAGACCAGCCGCTATATAAGCTTCTCCATGACTCCCCTAATCCAGAAATGACAGCTATCTCTTTCCGTGAAACATTTATGTCGCACCTCTTGGCGTGGGGGAACGCTTACGCAGAAAAGGAATACGGCAAGGGATTGATAGGAAGATCACAAGTGGTAGCCCTTTGGCCGATCACGCCCAACCGGGTAACTCCGAAACGGAACGCACAAAAGAAAATTGAGTATCATATCAGCATGGCCGGAACAGGATTGCAAAATGTAATATTACCTAAAGAAAGAGTGTTGCATACTCCCGGCATCTCATTCAATGGCCTCACAGGATACTCCCCCATTGCGGCGGCGCGGGAAGCTATTGGGCTGGGTAAATCTCTTGAAGAGTTCGGGGAGGATTACTTCGGAAATGGGATACACCCCGGAGCGGTTATTTCTCACCCCGGGAAATTTGATCCAGAAACCGCCTCTAACATGGGGAAGGCTTACGCGGAAATGTACGCTGGCCTCGGCAAAGCACATCGCATCATGTTTTTGACCGAGTCGATGAAGATTGAAAAGATAGGGATACCGAACAATGAAGCACAATTTATAGAATCAAAGAATTATACCAACATCGAAATCGGTTCCCGGATATACCGGCTCCCCCCTCAGATGTACGGTGAATATGACAAAGCTTCCACTTATGCCAGCGCGGAACAATTCAACCTTGACTATGTGGTAAAGACGCTCCGCTCCTGGCTCGTGAGACTTGAGCAATCTTATAACATGTGGCTCCTCCCCCCTGAAATGAGGGGAGAATATTTCTTTGAACACTTGATTGATGGTCTTTTGCGTGGAGATACGGCAGCGCGTTCCGCTTTTTATAGTTCCCTATTCCCGATTGGCGGGATTACTCCCAATCAAATATGCGAGCTTGAGAACTGGAACCCTATAGGCAAGGAAGGCGACAAGCGGTTTGTGCCTCTCAATATGGTCCCCCTGGATGAAGCAGGAGATAAGGCGGATGTAACGCCCCCCGTACAACAAAACAGCCTCACCTACCGCTCACGCCTTGAGGGCGCCTACCTCCGTCTCTTCTCTGATGCAATAGGACGGATAACCCGGCAGGAGTCGCAGCGGGTCAACTGGCTCCGCAAGAACGACGGGGACATTGACGAATTTTACAGGGGCTTCCCGGAATACATCGAGAAGCAGGTCAATCCGGTCTTTCTGAGCTTTTCCGAGGCTATGACCGGCATGGAATCAGAGCTAAATGGCCTGAAATATGACGATTTTAAGGACGAAATAGAACGGTTCACGCGCCTTTTCTGCTCTGATTTTGCCGGTGATTACATATCTGAGTCCAGAAACGCAGGGGGTGAAGGCGTGGAATGGGCAGACCGCGACGCTCAACCGATAGCCGAGCAGCAAATTAAGGCTCTTGGAGATAGCTTTATAGCACACTTACAGGTGCTTTCAGGGGTGAAACAGTGAAAAGAGACTATGAAACTGCCGTTTCTCAGCGACATGAGACGCGAAAAAAGAAGGACAAAGAGGACAAAGGCCATGAAAGAAACCAGAGAAAAAAGAAAAACAGGTGAGTTGAGAGCGATTACCTCCGAAGATGGAAGCCCACGAAAGATAGTCGGCTATGCCTCTGTGTTCGATAAACCATCAGAAGATATGGGGTTTATTGAGTACGTCCGCAAGGGCGCCTTTAAAAGGGCCCTTTCCAGATCAGATGCCAGGGCTCTTTTTAATCATGATACCGATACCATCCCACTTGGAAGGCAGAGCGCCGGAACTCTCATTTTGAAAGAAGATGATAACGGCCTGTATTATGAGATTACCCCCCCGGATACACAGAGCGCCAGGGATCTTATGACCTCCATTGACCGGGGCGATATCAAGGAATCGTCTTACGGCTTTACCGTTGCCGTAGATGAGTGGGATTACTCAGACAAGAACACGGTGAAGCGAACAATCATAGAAGTCGAAGAGGTGTTTGACGTGTCCCCGGTTGTATATGCGGCCTTTAACGATACGTCAGTTGCATTGAGAAAGATGGAAGAGAATAAACCAGCCGCCCCGACGGACGGTGATATCGGCGGAGATGCCCCGATGGACATTGCGGCCATAGCAGAGGAAGACAGTTTATATCGTAAAATCAAAGGAATTAAGGAGGATACAGTCAATGAATAAATTTATGATCAGAATGAAAGCCGCCTTCGACAAGATGGAGGCTATCAGAGCCAAAGCCGAAACGGAAAAGAGGGTAATGACCGCTGAAGAAATTGAAGAGCGAGCAACCCTCAAGATCGAGATTGAAGCGGCAGAAGGTGAAATGAAATCAGTCGATGAAGAGGAAGAAATCAGAAGCCGCCTTTTTGGTGACGATCCTGCCGGCGGCGCTCTTACCATCGAAGGCGATCCGGTTATCACAATAGAGGATCAGCCGATTTATCGCGGATCGGCAGCATCGGCCCTGGGTCAGCAACTTTTAGATATCCGCACCATGACACGCCCGGAGAACTTCGGGAATGCGGAGGTGACTGAGGCGCGAGGCCGTATCGAAAAAACCCAAACCAGAAACATTGAGCTTGCGGAGACGCGGGCAAAGAAAGAGAACCGTGCCGCCGCAACTGGCGGGTTCACTGTGGGCGTTCCGTCGGATGGTGGGTTTTTCCTCCAGGGCGAAACTGCTGTTGACTTGATGACAACCGGGTTTAATAACAGTGAAGTTCTTTCCCGTTGCGATTCCAGAACCATGAATCCCGGAACTCAGTTCCTTGAAATCATCGGAATCGATGAAACCAGCCGGGCCAACGGGTCGCGCGGCGGAGGTGTCCGCGTTTATACGGCGGCAGAATTGGACTCCTTCACGCAGTCCAAAACGAAGTTCAAGAAAATTCGCATTGAACCGACCAAGTTGACCGGGCTTTATTATGCCTCCGGCGAAGTCATAAAAAATGTGACCTTTCTTGGGCAGGAAATGCGACAGCTTTTCGGTGAGGAGTTTGCCTTCAAGTGCCAGGATCTCGTTATCAATGGCTCCGGCGCGGGTGAGGCTCTTGGAATCCTGAATGCCGACTGTCTGATTTCTGTTACCAAAGACACCGGGCAAGTGAAAGATACCATTTCAACGGACAACATCCTGAGCATGGAGTCTCGCCTCTCGAATGAGGGTCCGAAGGTTGTATATCTGGTCAACCGGGAAACGAAACCGCAGCTTTCAAAGCTGAGTATCGCGATTGGAACTGGCGGCGTTTTGGTTCCTCTCTATAAAACTGAGTTTGATCAGGGGAAAAGGATCGCCAGTTTGAACGGCCTTCCCTGTGTCACCATCGAGCAGGCAGCGGCTTTGGGCGATGCCGGAGATGTTATCCTTGCAGATATGAGCCAGTACATTACGGCGAACAAGGGCGACATTAACGAGGCGATGAGCATCCATGTGAATTTCCTTTATGACCAGGAAACTTTCAGGTTCCTTTATTACTTCGATGGTCAGCCCCGTTGGTCGTCAGCTATAACCCCGTACAAGGGGTCAGCAACCACAGGACCGTTCATCACCACGGCGGCCAGAGCGTAAAATAAAAATCCCCGGCGGTTATCCGTCGGGGATTAAAAAAGTATGGAGGTAATTAAAATGAGATTAGCAGAAGAAAAAAAGATTGTTCTGGTGGCGAGTGCATTGGATTTAGATGCTGCAGATCCGCAGACCACAAAAGGCATCAATATGAAGGGGTTTCATCGCTGTACGTTCCTGATTGATGTGGGGACTATGGGTGTTGCAAATGCGACACTTAAAGTTCATAGCGGGGCTACAGACGGAGCCTTAACGTCAACAGTGGCATTTAAGTATGCCTATGGCGGAGCAACAAGTATTCATGGAAGCACTGGAACATCAAGTGATGTTTTGGCTGCTGAAACCACAGTAGTTGCGGGTACGGGGCTTGTTATTACACAGGCTACATATCCCAACTATTTGCTTGCCATAGAAGTCGAAGCGACCATGATGGACGTTGCCAATGGCGAAAACTGGTTGATGATATCTTTTACAACCGGAACGTCAACAGGGCTGGTGAGTATTTTCGCAGTTCTTGACCCTCGTTATACCAAGAATCTTTCGGCGACGGCGCTGTAACCGAATAATCAGGGGCGGTCTTCGGGCCGTCCCACATCAAAATTGAAGGGAGGTATTTAACATGCCTGGATCTTATGAACCATCAACAATAGAACGAATCGGCGATCTCAAAAATGGGGTATTTGTTGAATCCTCAGAATTAGAATATGATGTCTGGGGAGAGAAGGTTCAACGGTACATATTTGAGGTAAACAATCGAGTCATTATTCACGCGCTTTTTGCCGAAGTGACGGAAACGATCTCAGGGGCCGTTCAGACGGTGTTCAACTATATTCAAGACACACCATCAATCGCGCTGGCAGCCCTGTCAACGGTGCATGCGACTATTCACGGTCGCGTCCCTGGTTCCAGAGTCACCTATATCGGTGGTTCGGTTGCAGCGGCAGCAATTACGTTATCGACGGGTGCCATTTCTTATCTCCCAAGCACTATACCAACCATCCTGGGAGTTACGCCGCTTGCAGGCGTAAGGAGTGTCGGCCGGATAGGGTTCTTGTCGTCTGTCGCAAATGCGGTTGACGGCACTCTGAAATTCGGGGTTTTATATACGCCGATCGACAAAGGCGCTTACATCGAAGCCTTGCTGTAAGGGGGTGACATTATGACAGTATGTCTCGAGACGACAATCCAGAAATGGAACGGACAGGATGGTGATCAGATGACCATCACTGACGTTAAAGAAGGCTCAAAGTTCAAAGCTATCGATACAGGAGTGAAATATATCTATCATAACGGTGGATGGGCTGAGGATCTTGAGTTAATTTATGCACTTCAACACGTTTAACAACGGAGGATAAGATTATGTACGGAAAAACAGAAGCAGGGGTAGGATTGCCTGTGCTGGTAGATTCCAGCGGTAAGCTGATAACAAAACCGGGCGGTGATAAGTATGAGGACGATGCGGTAAATGGGAACATTTTCCACATGGTTCTTCAGGCATGGACAACCACAATCGCGGCGGGGAATATAAATGCATTCGCGGCGGCTGCAAGCTCACAGTTTGCACTTTGGAATCCGGTAGGCTCCGGGATCAATGTTGTGCTGACTAAATTCTCGACCTGGCCTATTTCCGGGACGACTCCAGTTGCGGGATGTTTCCACAGTAAATTTCAATTAACACCTGTGCTGGCATCATCGGCGGCTTTTCCGGTTACGAGCGGGTTGGTGGGCAGTTCCTACACCCCGAAAGCGGGGTATCAGTCTTCGGCGGCTGGGGCGGCTCTTACCGGCAGCGGTGCGGCGACATTGATAAGGGCTGCTGATCTTTATATCACGGCAGGCACAGCGGCGAACCTCGTAGGCGCAAAGGGTATTGAATATATCGACGGCGACATTG